CCATGAGAACTGAAAGTGGGTTAATTTCTATTCCCAAATTATCCAGACCCATCCATGTTGCCTCAACTAAGAGCGTACCGCAACCAGCAAAATTGTCGGCTACCAGCCCTTGTTCATAAGGATAGATGTAATTGAGCAGCGCTCGCACCATTTTTGGGTGAAATCGACCTTTGTAAGGATGCATGTAATGCGTAAGGTAAAGAGACGGTTCTTCCCTTATGGTGAAATAGTCCTCAAGTCTTTTTCCTACTTGCATTGTAGATGTTGCTGGAATTCGGTACAGCTTCTTCGTTAAGAAGGCGAATAATGATTCGACGTTATTATCTACCTCTTTTTCGTTTCTACTTAGTTTTGAAATATACTGGGATTTTTCTAGGAAGTATTGATTTGTTATAATCCGAATCAAGCACCAACCGTTTTCTCGAAAAATTTGAAGATTCTTATCGATGGTCCCTGAAGAGAAAAAACTCTCAAAGCAAATCTGAGATTCGGTTTCTTCTGCAATGATGAAGATTTCCCTCGTGTAACCCAGCCTTCTGGCAAGTACTGTTGCATCTTTTGGGCTGTCTAGTTCTGCATAAAATCCCTGGCAATCCCCATATGGCAATTCATGTGCAAGATAGTCCTGGATGCGAGTCTTTGCCATGAAGTTTTTAAAAGGTGTCCCTTCGAGAATATCTGCAAAGTTGGGATTCCTTTTAACAGGTCCGAAAAGAGAAGATAACTCTAGCTCCGCAAAATCAATTTCATGTTCTTCTTTTATACTGTTGAACAGTTTGAAGTACCAGTATGTCTTGGGCATCTGCCATCCTTCTCCTATTCAGCGCTCAATTTTATATGGATATTGGTGTATTTAGTTGGTAAGTAAATTGTAGCTACTTCTATATAAAAACAGATGTAATATCACTATCACAAAGGGGCAAGAGCTTGGATTGGAATAAATATGGTTACATATTTTCAAGCGACTATAGGAAAAAAGTAGTTTACGCTCTTTTGGCAGGGCCGAAAACCCCCAAACAAATCTCATTAGAAGCCAAGCTCTACCTAAGTCATGTGAGCAAAACGCTCAACGAATTACAGGAAAACGAAATTGCTGTTTGCCTTACACCTGGACTTAAGAGAGGTCGAATGTATCAGCTAACAAAAGAAGGAGAAGAAATAGCTAACTACCTAAAAGAAAAAAAGTAGTGCCAACGTCCGACCAATTCTTTTTTGCAAGATTAAGGCTTGTACGTAAGTGGTAACTATGCTTTTTATCATCACAACCTATAGCCTACGGCATGGATTATGCAACCGCTAAGAAGTTATTGAAAACCGACATTGCCACGACATTCTGCAAAACAAAGTTTCGTAATGCAGAATTAAGGCGGAAAGCTTTGGTTTGGGCAACCCAGTTACCTTCAGGTGCTGACGTAAAAAACCAAATCGAGACTATGTATCATAAAACCTACAGAGGCGCCGAAATACGATTTGGGAAACCTGGAAAGGAAACAAAAAGAAAACGAAGCACTAATCGACTTGACATGACACCCCTTCTTTACGAGGTTAATGGGAACCAACTTATAAGAACTAAAAAAGGGTTTGAGTTCGAGGAAGTATATGTTGATTTAGGGATGAAACTAAGTAAAGATGAAGAGGCTGGCCATATTCTATTGGCTATGCTTTATCGCACTGGAGTCCTAGATGACCATGATTTTTCCAACAATAAATTGAATTACACGCCCAATGCCGAAATTATGGCTTGGCTTGACCATCGTTTCCAAGGAATTGGCGATACTCCGCCAAGCGAATTAATCCCCCTCTTTGATGCAATACTTTTGAATGAAGACATCAAGTTATACACTAACGCAGAAAGATATAATTCGGAAGAATTGCAGCCATTCCAACCAAGAGGGAGAATTAATACCATGGGAGCAACGTTCGTGGTGCTAGCTCCTGAAACATTGTTGCCAAGAATTAAAGCATGTAGTCTCTTAATCAGGGGTCGAGGAACACCCGCAATTTTTTCAACCAACTATCATTATGGGGCTGACTTAATTTCTCCTATGACTGATAACATCGTCACCCTTTGCAGGGGCAAGAGTCTTGATCAGTTTAGCGTTCCCTGAAGAAAACACCGATTTCTTCGTTAAGGACTAGGGGCACGATTGATTATGAAAAAAACAAGCGAGAATCAACTACTTTATTGGCATCAAAATAGAGCTCTTCTATTTCGTTTTTGAATGTAAATAATTAATCCCTTTTCAAAGGGAAAATCTGAAATATAAAGTACGATAAAATCAGTTGTCTGAAGATTCGGGGGACTTTGGATGGCAAGTGGTTTAGAAGAAATCGATGCAACGCCTTCAAAAAGGCTGTTTCTTTCAATAATTGCTGATTATGATTTAAAGCGCTCTGTATGCGAACTTATCGATAACGCTCTTGATATATGGGTACGCAAGTCAAAGAAAACACCTATCAAAATTCAAATAGATATTGACCAGGAGCAACATACAATCTGCATTATTGACAACGCCGGTGGAATTAAAAGAGAAAATCTTAGATTTGTTATTAGTCCTGGCGGCACTACAAACGCCCCTGAAGAAGAAGTAATCGGCATTTTCGGTGTGGGGACAAAAAGAGCTGTAATTGCCTTAGCTCAAGATGTACGCATTACAACTCGTCATGGAAAAGAGAAAACGTACCGTATACAGTTTGATGATGAATGGCTAAATCTTGCTGAAGATTGGAGATTGCCTTTGTATGAACCAAGCACTATTGAAGAAGGCACCACTAGAATAGATTTGCAGAGGCTTCGTATACCAATTAATAACGACGCGTTAACCCAACTCAAAGAACATTTGGAAGCTACGTATGCCAATTTCCTAGTTAACGCTAATGTTGAAATCACTCTAAATGGAAAAAATCTCAAGCCAAAAAAGTTTGAAAATTGGGCTTATCCTCCAAGTTATGAACCTAGAAGATATGAAAAAATAATCAGGACGGAAGATGGTAAGCAGGTAAGAATGGTTGTGACCGCTGGATTGGCTCGTGAGTCGAGCCCTGCAGGAGGCGAATATGGCATTTACTTTTACTGTAACGAACGGCTTATAGCACGGGCACTAAAAAGTTATGATGTAGGCTTCACAAAAGGATTGGCAGGTCTGCCACATCCGAGCATTTCTTTGGTTAGAGTTATTGTCTCTCTCAAAGGAGAAGCTGACCTTATGCCTTGGAATAGCAGCAAATCAGGAATCAATGCCAACCATCATATATTCATCACCATTCAAAAATGGCTCGTGCAAGTGGTAAAGGAATTTGCTTCACTATCTAGAAGGTTTGAAGGTGAATGGCCTGAAAAAGTTTTCAAGTATAGCGATGGAGAAATCCAAGACGTACAGCAATCAGATTTCCTCTCAGCTGCCAAATCCTATTTGCCTAAGTTGCCTAAATCAAACCTGAGATATGGCGATAAAGTAAAAAAAGCGAATCGTAAAATTGCGGCTCAAAAACCTTGGGTTAAAGGATTGTATGAAGGAATTATTGCTGTCGATTTAATTCTCAACCAAAAATTAACACAGAGAAATAGAATTTCCCTCATTTTAATAGACAGTTCTTTGGAAATAGCCTTCAAAGAATATTTGGTTAATGAAAGCAGTGAGTTTTATAGTGACTCAAGAATATCCAGTATATTTGAAAAAAGGCACTTGGTTATAGACGAAGTGAAAAAAGTTCTTAAGAAAAACAATGTACTGATTGATGATAGTATTTGGAAGAAAATTAACTATTACTACGGTCTTCGTTGTAAATTGGTTCATGAAAGAGCGAGCGTTCAGATTAGTGACGATGAAATTTGGGATTTCCGCCAGATTAGTCAAAAAGTGCTAAGAAAAATGTACAATTTACAGTTTAAATTGGATTAGTTGAGAGCCAGCAATCTCTTGTCGCTAGTTCGCCAAAAAAGGTAAACTTTTGTCTGCGAAAGCATAGCAAGAATTTTTATCATTTTACCGATTTGGGCATTATCGGCATTTTGAATATATTTCACGTAATCGGACGTTTTTCCAAAAGGATGGTGCCGACTAGCTGTTACTTCTTTTTTGAGACGTGGATGAGTGCTCGCCATAAATGCAGTTTTGAGCTCTCGTACTTGCTCCTCATTGAGGCTCGCAAGTTTTGACTCTACATAGCGCTGGCTTCCAATAAGCTGCAAATTGAAGTCAAGATGTAAAAGTGTTTGAGTCATTCTTTTAACGCTCTCAACAGTTTGCTGTTCAACCACTTTTTGCATTCCTGCTTTCTCTGCAAAGGGAGAATATTTTGCCATTACAGCAATCATTTCAACGTTTGGTGTGCCGACTTGCGGTAGGGTTTCACGGATTATTTTCTCTCCCAGTCCTATTGTTCGGTATTTGGGGTGGATTACTATGCGGTTGATGGTGCTTAATTTTTGGTTCATTTCTTGTATTGTCATTCTCGGAAGCATTAGGCGTCTTCCATAGCAAGCAGGAGGTGGATAAGTGTAGACAATAACGCCACAGAGCTCATTGCCTCTCACCATTCGGAATATTTTCCTTGGAATCGAGATGCCATGGCCTCTGTAGTGAAAAACGCTGAGCTTTTTCCAGTCTTCCTTGGTTCCTTGCTCTATTTTCATTTCTTTGGTTAAGCTGCACTCAGACGCCGGGGTATTTGGGTAGTAATTGATATGGATTTCTTCCCCAAACCGCTTGTGAACAAGAACGCTGGGCTTCAGGTCCTCTTGCAGGTCGCTGTGGGTTGTGGCTGCTATGACCGCTTTTCCCTGTTGACGGGCTAGCTTTTGCAAGTTGTAGGCGATGATTTTAGCGGTGTCTCGGTCAAGGCATGCGGCGAATTCGTCCATGAGCCACCATTGCTTGCCGCTTTCGATGAGTTTGGCGATTCTGTAGCGGTATTTCTGGCCATCGCTTAGTTGGCTGTATGTTCGCAGGAAAAGGAAGGCATCGTTCAATCCGACTTTGCTTAGCAGTTCTATTCCTTGCTCAACTGTTGTGCCTACGGTTTCGATTAGGGGCTTGTCTGGGTCTACTGCAACCTCTGTCAAATCGATGGCTTCTTCACCAAGGTCAGCCCTAATCGCTCGCAATAGAACACTTTTTCCGCTGCCGCTATCCCCGGTAATGTAAACAATGTCTTGCGGTCCAATCTTTAGTTCAGCATCTAAAACCTTGAATTTTTGAGCTTCATCAATTCCCAATCCGAATGCTTCAGCCACGACAAGGCTTCTGGGCGTTATCTTGGTATGGGTTTCATAGCTTATGTTGAAGGTGAATTTGCCTTCTTCTCTGTTGTAGACTCTTCGGAACTGTGTTATGCGGAAGGGTTCTTTTCGTCTTCTTGTCATTTTAGTCACCTTGGGATAACTGCTATGTATGGTTCTGGCGCCATCTCAACTGTGGCATAAACGGCTAGTGCTATGCTCCAAAAGACGTCATCATGGGTGCCGTTGGGGTGAGAGTATCCTATGGCGCCGTCCTTGCGAAGGTCATAGCGCTCCACGTTAAGCTCGCTGCAGATGTCCCCTCGGTATGGGCGCTCCCAGTTTAGGAGCGGATAGTAGAATTTGCCGTTTGACATGCGCTGCTTAAGGAGACTTGCCATCTCGCTTTTTCTGGGCACGCTAAAGTTGACGCCCTCAGCGTTTTCGATGCCTGCGTTCTCCATGTCGGCGATGATGCTTGGTCCTTCGCGGGTGAAGTCCACTCTTATTTTTTGGAAGCCGCCCCACCGGTCTTGGAGCGCTTTGAGGTAACCGAGAACTTGAGCGTAGAGTGTTGGCTGCTGGAAAATCTTCAAGTGACGCAAGAAAATGCTGTCGTTTTGCCGCTCTACAACAGCGAGCACACAGTAATCTCTTGTTTGGGCTAGGTCTAATCCTGCAAAGAAATCCCCTTCGCAGCTGGCTTCAGGATTGAACTCTTGCAGGTCTTCCCCGCAATTCTTCACCGTACCCACACAAGAAACAATCAGGCTCTGAGCCAGCCAAGTATCCTCGTCTTCAGCCCACTCAGCCTCCATCTCCCGACGCCACCGCTGCGGGTCATCCCCAAACTGCCGCCGAATCTTCTCCACTATAGCAGGCTTCAATGGACCATTGGGTTCCATCGCCTCATCCCAGCGCACATGTGACCTGGCAAAATCCGAGAAGTCCTTGTGGTTACACATCTTCCAAAATAAGCTGTCCGTGTTCCACGGCGTAGAAGTAGCAATCAGCTTGCCATTAGTCGTCCCCAAAGTAAACAGTATAGCATCATAGAGTTCCTCATCGTTGGGAACGAAATTCGCCTCTTCAATCCAGATGGCTTTGAACGTAGGGCCTCTGATAGTATCAGGGTTGTTGGGAAAGGCTTCAATCATGCTGCCGTTTGGAAGCGTGATTCGGGTCTTCTGAATATGCATGCCTTGCTGACCGGGCAGTTTGCGGCAGAAGCCACCCATGCGCCTAATGTTCAGCTTCGTCTGACGCCAACTTGGACCCACAATGGCAACGTAAGTGTCCGGGTGCTCCCACGCATACTTTAACAGCAAAGCGGAAACGCAAAAGCTCTTGCCAGTCTGCCTCGCCCAGCGCACAGCGGTGAACTGGTTTTTCTCAAACATTTCTGCCAGCTCCAGTTGATACTGGTAGGGCTTGAAGCCGAAAATCTGCTCAAAGAAGCTCCTTACGTCGCTTCGCAACGCTTCTGTGTGCAATGCACTTGCCTGTTCAATGGCGGCAGCGTCTTCTCGAAGTCTGCCCCGCTCCGAAAACAGCTTATCTGGCCTAAACGCTCTGGCTCTTTTTGACAAGCTCTTCATACTTCTTTCTCAGCTCCTCGTATTTTGCTCTCAACTCCAAAAGCTCCGCTTCTAGACCGCGGTAGTCAGCGTATTCTGCCAAGATTTCCTTGTAGACCTTGCAGCCTTGAATTATGCCTCGTAACCGCAGAACCTCACTCTGATCCAGACCAGGCGTCTCCAAAGCTGTCAAAGCAGCGGCCAACTTCTTGAGCGTCTCCTCAACACTTGGCAACTCTGTGGGCAGAACCAGTTGGGTAGTTGTTGTTGGACGCTGCTCAGAGGCAACAACAACTTCTAAGTCTAGTCTTGCGATTTTCATGCGGATGCACTCCCTCGTTTTACCCAGCGTTTTGGCTATGACTCGGACGGATTTGTTGGCTTGCAGCATTTGCCTCAGCTGCTTCTCTTCCTCGGCTGTCCATGGTTTGCCTTTGGTCATGTTTTCTGCCCCACAAACAACCCAATGACCGTGCCGCTCAGCCCAGTTATTGAAGCGAAAATCTCAGCGTTCCATGAATGCAAGAAGGCTAAATGCGCTATTTCAAGAGCCGACATAAAAGCGGTCATTCCGATGGCAAATTTGACGCCCAGCAACAGCTTTTCGTTGGGTTCTTCCTCTATCCAGCTTCCGCGCTCCATGCGCCTTCTTGTTAATGCTCTCTTAATAGGGTCTGCCATCGATGCTCAGCCTCTTTTGAGCTAGTGCCCGTCGAAAAGTTCGAGAACGGGTTAATGCCCGATGACCGCCCACCATGAAACTGTTAACGAGCCTTGACGCCGTCTCTTTTGGAATATACTCCTTGATTAGCACGGTGACGCCAAGTGCCCACCCAGCGGGAACCGCAGTATAGTCTAAATCGAATAAGCCGTCGGCATAACGAAAGCTGTTTTGTGCAATTACGATGTGTTTGACTCGGTCGCCAATTAAGCCGACGAATATGCCCCAGCTTTTAACAGGCACATCAATTGTCATTCCTGAACCGGAACTTTTGCCAACAGAGGCATCGCACCAATCGACGGCGATAAGGTCACCTGGATTGCAAGCTTCTAAACTTTTTTGGATTTGTTGATTCTGTTTGTTCAATTTAGGTCACTTTGAATTTGTGTTCTGCATTTGCTCTAGCTCTTTTTTGAGCATCTCAACTTTTTCGTTCAGTTGCTTTATGGCGCCAAGAGCTAACCCCATAAGATGGCCAGCATGAATCATGCCTTCTTCAGAACGTACTTCTTCTGGCAGAGAATTGGCGTCAATTAAGGGAACCCCTTTCTTGTCGGTTCTTTCGCTACGTTTTATTTTCTTGATGGCGGCTAGGTCGTCTATCATGTCCATGTGGCCGAGGGCATTGTACCAGACGCTGTCCCCTGCAACGACATGCCAATAAGTCGAGGTGTCCCCGCATGCTCCGGTGTTGTTGCCTCCCGCAGGATACATGGTAGTATGGCTATGGGATGCAGGCGCATATCTGCCGTTTGGGTTGACGTACATTGGATAGAACCCAGCGCCTTGAGCCTCCAAAACAAGTCCTGCAGCATCCCGAGGCATCCCAGCCATGGTAACTCTGCCGCTCGTATCCACCGTTTGAACACCTGCAATCCACAGGTCATTTTTCAGGTGCAGCGACCCGAAGCGTTTAGCGGAACTGGTCGTTCCTAAGTCTTCTCCGCCGTCAGTTTGAGGTCGAATTAGGCCAGTTTGGGAGTATAAAATGAGGTCGCCCGCGTAGGCAACTATGAAAAAGTTAGCCCCATCATGCCCCACCGCACCCTTGAGGTTGGCGCCGTCATAGAAGTTGGCAACCGCATTGTCAGCGTCAAGTTCAACGTATCTGGTGCCGCGGACCAAGCTCTGATGATTGTGGGCTGCTGGAACATAGCGCCCATTCGGGTTAACATACATCGGATAAAAGTCATTGCCTTGGGCTTCCAAAACATAGCCTGAGGTATCACGAGGCATCGACGACATGTTAATGCGGCCGTCTGTGTTGACGACTTCCCAGCCCGCCACGAAAATCTTGTCTTTGAAATGTCCTTCCTTGAAACGGAATGTTCCATTGCCTAGTTGGTCGCTGCCGTCAGTGACTGGCCTGATTAGGTGATTTGCCGAGTACAGAATCAAGTCGCCGGCGTATGTGACGACGAAGACGTTGGCGCCGTCAAAGCCGAAGGCTGCTTTTAGCGTCCTCGATGTTAGCAGGTTTAAGCATGGAGAGGTCTTGTCGATTTCTACATTGCTGGCAAAGATGCTGCTGCCTGAGCCTCCGCCGCCTCCAGTAGAGATGGGAATGCCCCGTTTGCCAAGTTTGGTTCGACTGAGCTTTTCAACGTTCGGCGAGTGACAGCGCAGACCATAGAGGTAGTCAGCTAGATGCGGCGGCTCCTTGCCTAGCTCAAGCGTGATTTCAAGTTTTGTCGGGTCATCTTTTGGTACTCGGTATTCGGCGCTTTCAACCCGAAAGTCACTGTTGACACCTTCGATTGGGAGTTGCACGTGGACTTTATCGCCTGCCTTGATCGGCGATGTGCCATAATCCAAGACGGAACTAACTATGTGCAAGTGTTCGGCTGGGTCTTTGAGATACGCCAAAAGGGAAGCCGCTCGGCGGCTGCATTCGCCGTCGCTCCAGAGTTCCTCGTCTGTTTCGGCATACTCTCTAAGTCCATAGGCTGCTTGACTTGCGGCATCCTGTGAAATTGCTGAGTAACGGCAGCCTCCAAAGTAGAGGCCATGTATCCAGAAGTCGCCGCTGCCGACGCCTTGTGAAAAGTACCATGTGAAGCGCACGGTTTTAACCTGAGTCCAATTAAAGCCTGATTGAACGTAGTCCCATTGGTTAGCGTAAGCTGAGCCAACGCCCCCTTCTACACCATGGAATTGGCCGTCTCCAGGTGAAACAGAGATTTTC